CCAAGGCTAAACCCTCCGATGCCGCTGAAAAGATCAAGAACCCTAAGTTTCACGCCGCTTGGCCTCTGACGAAATACGTTTCAATGTCGTTGATGGCGCGAAGCTCAGCGCCTCTTGGCGTGAGGTCTTTTCCAACCTCGGCTTGGTTGATGTAGAAATGCCAGAAGCCATCACGGAACATCAGCATGATCTGCTGGCCTTTGAACTTACCAGCGTAAGCTTCCGGTCCTAGGTCAAGGCAATGGCGCGGTCGGAATACCCAGCGGTTGATGCGATGGAGAAGGTTCATTCCGCTGCCATCCTCAACCCGCCAGTCAAGTTCAGTTGATCCCGCAGCCAATCAAGCTGGCGCTCGTCCTCGTAGCGCTTCTCTCGCTTGTCGCTGTCCATGATCATTTCACTGGCAGCCTTGCGGATTGCCTTGGCGTTAAGGCCAGCGTCTTTCGCTGATCCCATCAGTTCCTTGATTGCCTCTTGAGCGTCGGCAATCGTGCGAAGGTGAGGGACAAGCTCTTTTGCGTATGTAACTTCCTGTACGTTGCTCATGCTGCCTTCATCCTTTCTGCTACATCCTCAAGAGAGCGGACCATGAAATCGGTCTGCGCTAGCAAAATGTCGTTCCAATCCGTGTCCATGAGGTCAGGCACCCTCACTTCGACGTTGCGCCCTTCTGTCTTGAGCCGGTGTGCCAGCGCATAGGCGGCCGATTGCCCTGTGAACGTTTGATCGCAGTCTGCAAATACAATGATGCTTTTCGCAGATGGCGGCGGGACCCATCGCGTCATTGCACCCGCCGTCAAAGCAGACCAAACCGGCAATTCGTAAAGCTGTGCTGCGCTCAGTGCCGTCTCGATGCCTTCAGCAATTCCCATCGTCTCTGCTGAATTGAAAAGACGAACGGCACCACCAAGAGGTACCTTCCCAGGCGCAAGCTTGCGAACCGGATAGACGAGGGCCTTGTTTCCATCGTTATCCAGAAAGGTCAGATGCACCGTTGAAATCGTCGCATCGTCAGACACGAAACGGGCAACCATGGCCGGGTGTGTCGTCTTAGAGCCGTCCTCATGCGTGTAACGGGCATTGGGAAGAAATCGCAGCATCTTCGGGTAGGCGTCGAAACGAAGCCCACGCTTTTCGAGATACTTCGACACCGCGCAATAGCCCGTCATAGGAAGCGAAGCGTGCCATATCCGCATGGCATGGTCTGAACCTGAGCCCTCTCGATGGCTTGCACGCTGCACAACGATGGGCGCATTTCCAACTTGCTCAGAGACAAGCTTTGCAGCCTCCTTGAAGTCGATCTTGCGCACCTTCATCACGAGATCAAAACCGCTGCCAGCGCCGCACTGATTGCAAATGAAGCTGCCGTTTCCTTCCTTGTCGTCCCAGCGGAAACGATCCGTTCCACCGCAGCAAGGGCAGGGGCCATGCTTGCCAGTCAGGAACGTTGCTGGCACCCCAAGAGCCGGAAGCATCGAACGCCAACGGCCACGGGCTTTGTCGTGAATGTTCTCAAACTGCTGCATGGCTCGCCTCCTTCTGCATGAACGCCTTCCGTGACTTCGCGTAAGCGATGTCCTTGTGGCGTATCCAAAGGCGAACCTCAGTTCCGGGAGGCATTGGGCTCTTGCTCAGCCCCTTTGGCCAAACGCTGAATATTCCTTTGTAGGCGTGGGATGCCCAACCATCAGAGCGGCCACGCTCCTGCTGAATGGCGATGATCTGCGAATAGACGGACTGCTTACCCATGCGGCGAAGCACATCGAGCGGCGAACCCTTCTCAGGCTTGCCCTTGCGTGCGTTCGGTCCAAGCTCAACAAGATCGCCGTCAACAACCTCAACCTTGAACACTGGAAGCGCATGGCCGCAAACCGTGCACGACTTCGCAAGGACAGGCATCAGCGCCGTGCAATGCGAACAGCAAACCGGAAGCGGTGCCAACTTCTGCCGCTTCTTGGCGAGAGCCGCCTTGTGATTGCCCGTGTCGAGTTCTTCGAAATCGATGTCGGTGACGAACCCTAAGCGCTGATGCGTGTCGCTGTGATCGAGAAGAACGCAGTCAGACTTGCCGTCCGCTGTGCGAAGCCCACGGCCAACGATCTGCACAAACAGGCTTTCCGACTTCGTGGGGCGGGCCAAAATGATGCAGCGAACGTCCCAATCAATCCCCGTCGTGAGCGTGCCGATGTTGCAAACGATCTTTATTTCACCCGCCTCAAGCGCACGACCAATCGCTTCCCGCTCATGGCGCGGCGTGTCTGCGTCCACGTAGGCGACAGCAACACCCACAGAGCGGAATTCATCGTGGATCGCCTTGGCGTGCTTGCGTCCGGTGGCAAAGCACAGGGTGGGGCGGTTCTCACCACGAGCAATCCACGTCTCAACGATGTCGGCCACGAGCTGCGGCTTGTTCATGCGTTCGGCAAGCTGGCCTTCGTGGTAGTCGCCCGCAACCGTCTTGATGCCTTCCAGATCAGGCTTCGAGGGTGCGAATACGCGAAACGGCGCAAGATATTTCTGCTCGATGAGGTCAGACAGGGAAACCGTCTTCACGAGGTCGTCAAATAGCTTGCCAAGGCCTGTCGCCCACGGCGTGGCCGACAATCCGATGAAGGTCTTTTCCGGGTGATCCCGCATCCAACGCTCGTAGACCGAGAACCGAACATGGGCTTCATCGATCACGATCACGTCGGAGTTCGGAAGCTCCCGGCGCGAGAGCGTCTGAGCCGTTGCGATCTGCACCGGAGCGGCCGGGCGGTTCCAATGGTGGTCGCCCTGAATCACGCCCATGTCGAGTTCGCTGATCCCGTTAGCGGCGAAGCGCTCGAATGTTTGATCTACCAGCGACAGGGACGGAACGCAGAAGGCAACCCGCTTGTGCTTGGCCAGAGCCCCGTTGACGATGGCAGCGGCGACGACCGTCTTGCCGAACCCCGTGACCGCCTGAAGCATCGGGCGGCGATGGCCTGCGAGGATGGATGCCTTCAGCCCGTCGAGGGCGGCTTGCTGGTGCGGGCGAAGCTGTGACAGGGCGCTCATGCTGCACCCCCATCACGCGACTTGCGCACGACACGCGCCGCAGCGTCCCCGACCGGCTGCCACGCGCTAGTGCCACAAACTCCGACCTCCCTCTTGGATGGTTCAGATGTTCTAGCCAAGAAATTGCGTGACGACGTTCCCGCCCCACCGGCAAAACCTTCTTCGTGGTTACGGCCACTAACTATATCCCTTACGGGATAGTTAGTAGAGTTAGATTTAGGCACTTCAGCGTAACGTGTGACGTCACATCCAGCGTCACATGCGTCACCAGTGACGTTTCTAGCCTCGTTGCGGCGGCGCTCACGCAGCTTGCGCATCCGCATTTTTGAGCTTCCGAGAGGCTGACGGATTGCCCAGTTGTGAGGGGTCAAACAGCGGTCGCCATCAACCATATTCATGGTGAGCAAACCACGGAGCATGAGAGCTTCGACAACAGCCTGAGCGTCCGTGTCGCTGATGCGGAGCCGAAACCCTAAATCGTCTCTGTCAATGATGCCGTTGTTCTTGGAAGCAAGGCAAAGGATGTTGACCCATGCCTTGAACAAAGCAGGCTCTAGGCGCTGAACTTTGGGGTTTTCTACGGCATCGACATAGAAGCGAAACCAACCACCAAAAAAGCGAATTTCCTTATTGCCAAGTGTCTTGTTTGTCACTTTGGCCTTGCTTTTGGCGTTATTTTTATCTACACGTTCTGTCATGACATGACCCTGATTTGCGTTCTCGGTCGGTCTACTGTGTTGTTGCGTAGCGTCTGCATTATCCAACGGCCCTGCTCTTTGCCCGGAGCGGGGCCGTAATGTTTTCTGGAAAGTCCCCCGGCATCACACCGGGGGCTAAGTTCCAATTCCCCAGGAGGGGCGATTGCTCTAGGGACGCAATCGGCAAGGTGTCCGGTCAAGGGGAGTCTATTGCTGTCGGGCAGGGAAGGCTCTTCAGTGACCCCCGCGTTCCTCTCGAAACGCAGAACCCTTGCAATAGGAGACCAGACACCTAGCGGAGTGCGCTTGGTGGCTTTGGAAAACTCAAACGCTTACTGAATACGCAGTCTGTCGAACGGCCCCGGCAGGTGTCTGGTGCGGAGCTACCGGGGCCGTCGTTGCTCCCGTGCGGGCAACACGGGGTCTGCTAAGCGGCAATCCCTGAGGAGGAATGCCGCTTCTTAGGGCGGGCAGGTGGTTTCCAGTCCGCCATGAATTTCCTAACCCGATCTACAGTGCCAAGCCGGATGTCTGTTCCGCTCTGAAGGCGTGTCATGAAACCACGATCATTCAGAGCCTCTTGACCTAGGCTCGTCGGGCTCATTCCCGTTCGTTCGAGAAAGGCTAAGATGTCTTTCAATAGCTGTTCGCGTGTGTTCATACCCACCACCTTAGTTAGCTTTTCCCAACTTTTCAAGCGGGAATTACTGACGTGTGCGGTGTTCCACAGTTGGTTATAACTGAACGCATGACGGGAAAAGACTGGCGCAAACGGCTGCAAGATGGCCGTACACAACAAAAGTTGGGAATTCCTAATTTTGTGCTTGACCGTTTGGGAATTCCCAACTAACCATTAACCCATCACCGGAGCGGCAA